AATCTGTTCGATTCGATAGGTCTTTCCGCTTGGCAGTCATCTTCCAGTATTCACCAGGGTATTTGAATTTCTCCAAGAGCATGTATTCATGCGTCTCGTAGGTAAAACTTAGCCCCGATTCAGCTAAAAGATCAGCGCAGGTTTTTTCTAATCCGCTCTTATACTTACCTAAAGACCGTTTCTTAGCTGACTTACGCCGTGGAGTCCCGTTTGTCTTTCGCTTCACTAAAGCAAAGGTACAGCTTATTGTTGTAAAAACGACGTATTAATCGGGAAATTTATGACATCTTGTTCACCACCCTCCAATTCAACAGCGTCAAACAGCAGGTTTTGCTTAGGCCACACCCTGAATCCTGTGCGAGACGTATTCATTTCGAGTCGGATAGGGTCGTCGAGTCCTGTAGGCTGTCCGCCTGTCTCTACGTCGCGTACTTTACGGACGTGAAACTCAGTGATTCTACGTTGAGAATGGTCAGGATGCTGAACCTTACGGTGTATGGTGACAAAGCAGTCAGCACGATTGACGAACTTGCCACCACCCTCAGTGTCCTCAGCATAGGGAGCCGTTGGTAAGCCGTCTTCACCTTTGCGTCTTTGAGCCTCACTGAATGCATGCATGTTGAGCCACACGGCTACGTTGTTTGCCGTAGAGAACGTCAGGAATTCAGATGCTGCTTCGTAGTGGTATTCATGACTGCTCTTGTTGGTGGTCCCCATATCAAGCTTTAAGCTGTTGTAAGGGTCAACAAAAACAGCATCCACTTCTTGTTGGCGAAGGATCTTCTCAAGGAATACGATGATGTCCCCGTAGCTGTATACCTGCTTGTTGCTGATGACCGTGAAGTGCTTTCCGACCCACTCGTATGCCCGCTTCCTTTCCATGTGATTCATAGAGGTTACGTTCTTGTTCATGGCGAACTGAATAAGCGTCTTCTTCAATGCGGCTGTACGGTTCTCAGAGGAGTACACCACCCACTTCCATCCGTGACGGACAGCAGCGTTTACCATGAGGTACAATACCATCGTGGTCTTACCCACGTTACTGTGACCGTTAATGATAGTGAACTCTTTCTTGTAACGGAAGAACTCGTCCATGCTGGCGTCTCCCGTGTCCAAACCTACTTCGATGTTTCCGTTGGCATAGTCATCAATCCATCGGAAGTCCTCGTCATCTGAGGATATGAAGGACATGTCGCCATCGTTGATAGCCATCTCACGTCGCATCTTCTTCTCCTCGTCCATGGTCTCGTGGATGGGTCGAAGCTTGCCTGCCTCGATACCGTCTCGGATAGTGCGAAGAGCTTGCTGCTCATCGTCTACGTCCCTCTTCATGATCTCGCGAGTGAGGACTCGGATAGCTTCGTCTTCTTCTGCACGTCCAGCAGCAATCAATCCACCGCAGAACCTTGCAGCGCGTAACAGAGTACTGTGTTTCTCCCCGTCTTCGCACAAGCGAATCAAGCGAGAGGCGATGTTAATCTTTTGGTAGTCAGTAAAGACTCCAGCTTTGGATACGGCTACCTGTGACTCAGCTTTCTCAGAGGACAACCCTCCGTATACGGCTGACTCATCGTTGACTACAATCTCTGGGTCATATGACTCGAAGCATGCACGGGATTCATTGATTCCTGACTCGTCAACCTCAAGGTCGTATGTCTTCTCGAAGTATGTGCGTAGCGAGCGGAAGTGATCACGGTGCCGCTCAGGATTGCTTATCTTGACGAGCGCCTTAAGTCCGTCACCACTTGGAGAAACCCAACAGCTATAGACATAAGGATCCGTGGATAGAAGCGCCTTGGATGCCGCAACATCAATGTGATCGAAGTCGAGTACAATGAATTGGCTGTGCCGCGCAAGCGCCTCGTCATTACGTGTTTCAAATTCCCCTGAGAAGAGGACGATAGGTAGGGTTTTCTTAAACTGTTTTGCTTCTTCATCATCTCCGTTTCGGATTACCTCAATCTTCGTTGCAGAATCGCCCTCCTTGATTCGCTTCAGGGCTTTCGCTATCGGCATGTGATAAGCCTGCTTCGTGTACAGGCTCTCGAACATCGTTACTCTCATAGTGGTATTCAATTAGTAGGTTCAGGTAATGAATTGCTTTTAGAACGTCCTCCTTCCCATTCTTGTGGGCGTGTCTACACACGTATTTGATTACGTTCCCTTCGATGAACGGTATGTCATTGGCAGCTATGAATTCAGTTGGCTGAATCTTCATATGCTTGTAATGGCCTCCGCCTATCTGTTTATCGCTGTGTTTGTTTGACATCTACAGTGGTTCCTATTTGTTTGATATCCTCGACCTTATCGATTATGATGGTGCGTTGCTTGGCCTTGGGCGTAAGCAGCTCCTGATCGAGTCTGTACATGGTATGGGCGTCGTGCTTCATGATGTCCCTTGGGTTATCATACGTGCTGACAATCCATACACTTCTTGTCTGAGGGTGCTTGTTCTTGATGAACGTAGCTTTCCCAGTCATGTAATAGATTGGTTGACCCATGGTGTAAAGATAAGAGGAAAGAAAGGGGGTGAGACTTTCGCCTGCACCCCCCTGCTAACCTGAAAACCACTATGCTTAGAACGGGATAGTCTCAGTATCCTCTGTTTTAGCCGTGTTGTTTCGACGCTCCTGCGCCGCTTCGCTGTTCGGGTCCCACACGCTGAGGCATGCTTTGCCGTTCTTCGACATGAAGAGACGGAACCGAACGTTACCACCTTGACCGCTCGCATCACGCTTAGTCGTGTACTGGTCGATGCAGTCCTTCAACTCGTTGTCCTTGAGGCGGAAGCTCCACCCCATCAAATCACCGTTGTCATTGTAGCTAGGCTCGTCTGCCCAACCCACGAGAACACTCTCGTACTTTTTGTTTTGATCACTCATGTTTAATGAATTATGTTGGTTATGAATAAATGAATTAAAATTATTTTGATTAGAATCTTGATGTGTTTAAACTTCATACTGGAGGTAGTCTTTAACAGGGTCGTAATCCTCTCGCATAAACTGTCGGATACGATTCACTGCATCGTTGAACTTCATCTCTCCAGTAAACAAAGTCTCATCTGAGCATTTAACCAGAGCGGGAAGGTACGGATATGTTTTCTCCTGTACAACCCAGTAGAAATCTTTTATTCCAAACACCTTCGTGTAGATGTATGCTTGGATGTCGTAACAGAAGTCTCGCACTGCATAGCGGAACTTCTCAGCACTACGTGCAGACTTGCTGTCGCTGATGAACCCGTCACCAAGGCAGTCCAAGAAACCCTTGACTTGCACCCCATTGAGTTCTTCCAGGAACCCCACCTGGTAGTCACCTGCTAGGTACGTATCAAGTAACCCGCAAGTGGCAAGCCTGTCGATCATGTCGTTAGCCATTTGCCAATCGTCATGCGACACGATAGTTTTACCCTCCTCAAGAGCTTCTGTTTTCATAGACTGTACAACAGCCTTGTATTCAGAGGTCATCGAGGGCTTCTTAGAACTGCGAGCTTTATCGGAAAGCCTAGACAGTATCTGACTGTCAGACATCACGATGTATTTCTCGAATGCTTGATCACGTTCAAACAACAGCATATCGTATAGTGTACCAAAGTCTAGCGCATCGGACTTGTATTTCAGTTCTCCCTTCATGTAGCGGTCGAACTGCGCCATGTCACCGAGCGCTTGCTTCAGTGATGAGTACGACAGGTGTGACTTGCCGTACCGTTCTTGTAGTTGTTCAGATAAGTTCATCGTATACTGGTGTTCCGTCTTCGTAAGTGTATTCGTAAGTCTCAATCTCTGCCCACTCTGTAGGGGGTGAGGGTAGCAGCCAGAATCGCTTGCCTTTTCGGTTGATGAAGAACTCAGCGATGTTGAACTCCGCAGGGAACTCTTTCTGCTTGACGAAGAACAACCCCGAAAAATCAGGGTTGCCCTCCTTCTCTGTGTCTACCCAGTGCTTAGGCATCTTCGAGTTCAAACATTGCTCACGGAATCGCTGATAAAGCTTCTCATTGGTG